CAGCACCTTCCACGCCATACTCTCCAGGATTTTTTGATGCAAACTGCATAAAAGAGTCAACTTCTTGCGGGGTTAGACCTTGTTGTAAAAGATTTCCCTTTAATTGTTGAATTCCTTGCTGTTTCATTACACCAGCCATCCTTTGATTTACTGCCTGTCCAATACTATCTTGTAGCTCTTGCTGTCTGAACTTATACGATTTAGATTTAGGGTCATTATAGGCTTCCCATGGGTCAAAATCATCTTTATCTAATTCAATACGCTGCGGGCCAACGGGTTGTCCATTATTACCACCTTGAACCATACTTGCAACTGTTTGTGCAATATCTGGTCTAGATTGCATTAATTTACCCAACGCCTCGAATTTCTTTAGATTCTGATTTTCATTAGCGAGTTTATCCTTTTCAGACTGGAAGTACTTGACCTGTTCCTCCAAGTTCTGTCCTGAATTCTCTACTCCTGTTTGTCCCTCATCTTGCCCTACATTATCAACGGGTTGACCTTCCTGCGGAAGATTCTCGTTTTCATATGCGTCTGTCATTACTTCTTCTCCTTTTGCGATTTCTCTTGTCGTAATTGAGCTTGACTACCTAAACGTAATTTCTCTGACTCGAGTTTGACCGCATCTTTTAACTTACCAATAGCAAGCTTATCGTCAGCCTTCCTTAAAGAAGACTCTTTACTAAGCTCTGCCTTGAATTTTTCTACCTCAGTACGCTTACGTGCCTGTACAGATTCTCTGTGTGCTGTTTGTAAGTCGCCTGAAACTTTCTTAATTTGTTCTTGCGCTTGACCTAGCGCTTGCTGTAATTGTTGTATTTGGTCTGCTCTTGACAATACTCCCTCCTTGTCAAATATATCTGTTTTCTTAAGTGCTTCAACTTTATCAATAAGGCCTGACTGATATGCTTGCATATAAACTTCCCACTCACCCCATTTATTAGATGGCATAGTAGAATTACCAATTACACGTATATCAAATTGCCCAACAGATACTTCATTTTCAATTTGCATTAATTCTTTTGATTTATCATCATATAATCTTTTATTAATTGTATATTCATTTATATCATTGTTAGGCTGCGAAATTCTAAATGTTTTTTGAAAACTATAATGAGATTTAGCTAAATTATAAACCACTCTTCCAATTCTTTTTAAAGACCCCTCAACATCTCTCAACTTAGACTTAGACCGTCTTTGACCAAAGTCTTCCATCATCATAGTTGCAGAAGAAGTTCTTGGCGCAGCCTCAGCATTTCCTTGCATCATTTCAAATATTCCCATATTTAAATCAATATATTTTTCAATCATTGCAGGTAATTGCATAATTGAAGCTGATAGTGCTTGAGGGGCTGGAAAATGCGGTTCCCCAAAGGATGCATCATATTCGAGGGTGGCATTCGGATTTGCCCAATCTCTTTCGAGTTCTTCAATATCTTGAACACTTCCTTGAGGTATAAGAAGCTTGAGTCCAGAACTTGCCTGTGCATGTGAGGTAATTAACGACACAACCTTATTAAGGAACCTTTGAAAATCTTTATTTTTTCTAACATCACTCATTGGATATGGAGTGTTGGTCCATATGTTTGGCACAGGAACAACAGGATATATATCTGTATCTAAAACAGAATCATATAATACTACCTGACCAAGAGTCCCTGTCTGCCTGATTCTTGTTTGCTGTACCTCTACAAAATCAATCATACCCTTATCGATTGCATTTAGAAACTGTTTATCTTTTTGCAAAGCTTGAAATTGTTCTTGAGGAATAATTTTTTCCTGGTTATTTCTTCTGTCTAATAACCTATAGTATGGAACCTTTACTTTTGAATAATATTCAATTAATCTGTATCTGTCGCTTGAACCTTGATAATCGTAATCCTTAACAACATCAGGGGTAAATGAATCCATGGTTCTTTTGTTTGAGTTGTCTGGCCAATCATCTTCAGAAACAGTTTCAACTTGGTCAATTAATAGCTTTTCACTACCTTCTTCGACTGGTTGGCCAAATTGAGGATATGCATCAATAACTTGCATCTTGCTCATTATACTTGAAACCATTATACCAGAAGCGTCTCCAAAATATCTCTCTCTTGAATTTGGGTCAACATAAACTTTAAAAGGGTTAAGATGTTTAAATTTAACTTCACCCCTTCCATAGTCAGCTTCTTTATCTATATAAGCATAAAAATACCCAAGACCCGTAACAGCGTAATCGTGAACTGCTTGTTTAAATTGCTCGTCTCCATCTGATAAATCCCAAATATATTCAAGTATTACCTTCCACACATTTGCCATTTTAGTGTCAGAATCTTCTCTTGCTATTGCCGAGAACTTTGGAGGCTTAGATGTTATAATTGCCTTAAACTGCTCAATCGCAGAATAAATCCTATCCATTGGAACAGCGGATTGGTTGCGAGATGCTAATTCGTCCGCCTCTTCACCAGAAAAATGATTACCTAAATAAAAGTCAATATCTTCCCTAGCAGCAACATCCCAGTCCTCACGAGCGTTATGCCAGCGGTCAAAAGTCTCTCTTATTTCTTTTGCTCTAAAATCTTCTTTAATCACAGTAGATAATATACTAATAAATGGTTATCATTAACAAATCGACTCATATACGCCTTCCAGTCATCCAGTCATACATTTTTCTTGGCTTGTACCAATGCCCTTCTTTATTCTTTTCTTTTTTAGTTATTCCAGCCTTTGCATTTCCCTTAGCCCATTGTGTTGCAAGATAAAAAGCATCAATAACATCGTCATGAGAACCTTTAGGGAAATCAATTAATTCATCAATAAATTCGTGATGTTGTTTTTTAAGATGAACTGCTCCTGCTTTAAACATTGGCTGCAGTCCCTCAAACAGTCTGTCCTTCTTTTTAGAGTTATAATTCTTAATTCCTTTCTCAATTCCAGGAAGAAACAAACCTTCACTTTTGCTTCGCTTCATTATATAGTCTCTTAACATCTCTTGATATGCAATTGTTTCAATATTTATTCGTTTGATTGGCGAATATTGTTTAGCGATTTTAAATATCTCATCGGCACATTCCATTGGTAAGACTCTTTTACGCCAGTAGTCAATAACATAATAATCATATTCGGCAGTAACGCCAAGAACCATAATGACAGAATAATCACTCCTAGAAGTAATTGTCGAAGCGGGGTCAACACCAATATATATATTAATGTATTCTTTATCCCCATTAGCAAATTGTATGTACCACGAGTCAGCCGCTTCATCAAACCTTGCGTTGCCTTGATAAATTCCATCGTTTATGTCCTCCTCACTAAATATTTGGTCTTCAGGAGACTTAGCTTGATTCATATACTCTTGATAGAATTTCGCAGGTGTACCTGAGTCTATGTAAAATTGTTTACGTTCTTCTAGCTTTTTGATGGGCCATCTTGAAGGCCATATAGGTTTACCATCTTCTAATGCTTTTCGTGTAAATACGTCCCAAGCATATTCTTCGCCTGTTTTGTCTGCTTCTTGACTCCCCTTAACTAAACCATTAAGAAAACTATCATAATGTACAATTGTGCCATTACACCAAAGAAATCCATCTTTATCAAAGTCAATCGCAGGATATACTGCTGCAGTAACCCATTCTTTAATTTGTCTTCTAGAGTCAGGCGTTTTGGTATTTAACTCTGATTCAAAGTCATCAAGTATAATTCCTGTATAGCGAGTAGATAATTGTTTTTTACCACGCAATCTTTGAGACGTACCTTTACCAATCATTCTGCATCCATTACTTAACGTAAATTCATCTTTAGTCCACTTGTCTCCTTGAAGGTCTCCAAAGTAATAATGAATAGCAGGATTAGAATATATATGATTGGCAATCCAATTTAAGTTATCTCGTGCCTGGTCCTGCGCTTCACCAATCCATGCAATAAACTCTGGCCTATCTTTAGTTGCAAATAAAAACCTATGTAATACAGCAGTAGCTGCCAAAGTGGATTTTGCGTGGTCACGAGGCAAAACAAGTGCTAATTGCTGTTTTGATTTGTCAATCAGTAATTTTCCTACATCAATATGAAAATCTGGAGTTGCACTTGCTAAAAAGTCTTGTGGTGAAAATAGTTTGCCAAATGTAATTAAGTTTGAATGTGCGAGTTGTAGTGTCTCTTCATTCTTTGAAACATTACCATTAAGGTTTAAATTTGCCATTATCTGTATTGCTTAGAAGCTCTTTCCATATTTTTTGTAATTTCATTAAGATATTTTGTTTTGCCAAGATTGGTATGGTGGAGTTTATACAATTCTTCCCAATCTTCTATTTTAGGGTTTTGCTTAAATGCTTCTTTTAACAGCATATCAACAAATCCTGGCTTTCCTTTAACTTCTTTTGGAAACAAATAAGATGTCAGCATTACATTAGCTTGGTCTTGAGTCCACTTAGTTGGATTGTCTGGAATTGCATCTATATAATCACTATCATAACCAACATTTCTTTTTGCACTTCTTTTGGTAGATTCTACTGCATCAGGCGTAAATTGATATAATCCTTTTGCATTTGAAAGATTGCTTTCTGCGAGAGGGTTATTGTTTGACTCTGCTAATCCAATATATTTATATACTTCTGGAGTGTTGCCCATCATAAATTCATTTGACAAAGAATCAATTAAAGATATTATTTCAGGGTCATATAACTTACTATTTTCTGGATTAAATATGTCTTTTGGTTTTGATTTATTCTTAGCTTCTAATGCAAGCTCAATGATATCACTAATAGAATAATTCATTTTATATATTAGTTAATTCAAAATGAGGTAAGTCATCAAAACCATTATCTTCTAAATCGGTGTTTTGATTCCAATCTCCACCCCACCTAAGGCCAATGCCTTTTGACTTGGCAATTCCCATTACCATGCCAGCAAAATAAGTCATTCGCTCTCTATCTTCCCAGTTGATGGGGTACGGAGCAACGTCAACAGCAATAGATGGGTTGTGGTTATGTCGACCTTTTGGCCACTTAACTTTTGAGTTTCCGCTTTCAAATGCTTTATTTTGGTCTTCTTCTCCACGATGCCCGCATAATACAGAGCAATCAAAGTATTTGATTACTTCATTAAATATTTCTTGTAAGTCTTCATGGCATGTTGCCAATCTACGTTTTGAACTTTTTCCAAATTTTGCCATTATCCTAACCCTTTTAATAATTCTTGTAATGTATTGTCTCCACCACCAATTCCGCTTCCAACGCTTGCAAATCCGCCAGATGTACCAGGGTAGTATAGTCTTTTAGCTGCTTGACCCCCTTGACCTCCTCCGCCTCTATTTATTGGAGCTTGTTGTTGCGCATCAATTAAACCTTGTTGGTATGGATAATAAAATGGATTGTCAGAATCATCAATACCTGGAATATCAAAGCTAAATCCTCCTTCACCCAAGCTCCCTAAATCAAAATCTACAAGGCTCTCTTGGTTGTTGAGAAGTGTTTGATAAGCATTCCAATCAAAATTAGGAGAACCAAAATCAGAGCCAAAATCAAAACCGCCCACACCTAAGCCCCCTAAATCAAAATTTCCAAAGTCTTGACCTGCGCCTTCAATTGGGTCTCCAACGCCTGGGTCTATGTTTGCAAAATCAGAAATAGGCGTTTCGCCTATTGCTTGTATATTTTGAAAATTTTGTATTGCTGCTAAAGCATCTTCAGCACTGTTAAAAGTATTAGAGGATTGTAGTTGCCCCATTATATCACCATACAAATTTTCTGCATCTGTTATGCTGTAGGTTCCGTCTGGATTTACAGTAACTCCTTGCTCTAAAAGCATCATATTTGCCCAAGGATTGTTTCCAAAAAAGTCGCCAGAAGGCTCCAAAAAGCTTCCTGACCCATCATCTCCAAAGGGCCCAAAGCCTGGAAAATCAAAGTCAAATTCGCCTACGTCCAAGTCCCAAGAGCCTAGGCCAGGGGCTTCATCATAAAAGCCTTGTTCATGTAATTCCTGTAGAGAATTAAGGTATGTAATTGCAGCTAAAGCATCTTGAGGGTTACCAAAAACGTGCTGACCTGAAGTCGGTAAGCCTGCTTGCTCTAAAATTTCAGAACTATATAGATTATATATATTTGATATAGTATATCCTCCCCCTGGAAGAGTATAAACACCTTGTTCGTAAAGGTTGGCTGCTTCCTGCCCACCAGATTCTACCCATTCGTCATAAGCATCTCCACCCATGCTTCCCCCAAAGCCCATATGACCTTGAGTTCCTTCACTTGTGTCATGTTGCCCAATATTGCCGCCATAACCACTTCCAGCGACATTGCCAACGCCTAACATATCGCTTCCAGGTCCAAAACCTTCTCCCCCCATAACATTGCCTCCTCCTGGATTCATGTTATTATTGTTAAAAGTCGTATATCCTTGATTACCTACAAAAGGAGGATTGGTTATATTGGCTGGACTGGTTGCATTTGCTGCAAGCCTATTAGTTTGATTCATGCCTTGATTAATAAGGCTTTGACTAAATGGTGTAAGATGTCCTGGTATATGTGGCATTAGGCTTTTCCTTGTATTGAATTCTCCCCGTAAATATACACAATATTATCATTTAAATCAAATTCACTATCACATTCAGGGCAAATCCAACCTGTAACCTCTCTATCTTTATCAATTAAACCAATTCTTTGAGTGTAATTACTATCAAGATAAAGATTTTTATCACATATAGGGCAAGGGTCTTTATACTTCTTTTTCTTTGTGTGCAATGAGTTGTGTTTTATTTCCATCTTTTAGGGCCTCCATTTGTTCTTCTGTAAAACCTGACCATACTGTAAGTTGTTCTTGTTTGGTATCTGTATCAAATAACCCTGATATCTTAGATAACGACTCTAATGAGCGCAATTTATCTGCGTCTTTGTCTGCAACTTCGGCAATATCCTTATATTTTGCCAGTATCCAATCAGGCGTTATGCCCTCTTCTTGCAATACTTTCTTAATTTCTTCCTTAACCATTGTTTTAACCTCATCTTTTTTCATTAATTGTTTGGCTGAGCTGGCAATATATTCACTGCTCTTTGATTTCTTGAATACTTTCTTGTATGCCTGTGTAATTTCCATACCCTCAGCCACATATCTTGCAAATACAAACTCTTTGGGCTTTAATCCTGACTTCTTATATTCCTTAAATGCCTTATATGTCCTTGAAAATGTGTATATATTTTCTGCAATTCCGTCTTCACCTAGTAATTTAGCGTTCATGTTGTCTACTCTAAAGGTGCCTAAGACAGTTCTTATGCATTTAGTTACTTTATTGGACGCATTTATCTTTAAAGCATAGCATTTAAGGATTTGGCACACATTTTGGTCATCTGTTAAGACCCATTCACCCTCTTGTGCCTTTCTCCAGTTCTCATTTAACAAAGCATTGGGGTGATGTACCCTAAATTCTTGTATTGAGTCATATAAATAATGATTTACGCCTTTGACTTTTTTGTAATCCATGCAATAATATAATCATAATTTTGTTTTTAAAAAAATTTAGACTAAATTAACCCTCGCATAAATGGTTTGGTTTAATAC